TACTCCTACAAGATCAGTTGTTCCTGCGTACATTTGAGGCACGTAAAGCGCCACTTCGCTACCCCATATCTCATCTACATCGCCCATAGCATTGTCGCGAATCTGTGTAGCCATTGCATGTGCTTTTTTAGCAAATGGATTGCTACCTGGTTGCGGCCACTCGCCAAACTCTACATAGTCTTCCAAATACTTGTGCATCCGTGTGCCAACACCTGCAGCTTCAGTAGTAATTTCTCGTGCTTTAGTTTCGCCTACACGCTTGCGCCATGCAATAAGTCCTGACTTGTCGCTTGTAGCATCAAGGATAGTTGTAACACTAGCCACAGCACCACCGTCAGGAGTTTGATAAAGGCGTTTACCATTAACTTGTTTTCTGTTTATTGGTTTGTAATCAAATTTATTAAGTATCAGACTCATTGTCATCCTCGTACATATCAAAGTTTTCCATAAAAGGATCATGCATATAATAAGGATCGACATTACTAAATGGATCATCTTGTGCGTCAACTGTATGTACTTCAGGCACATAATGTTTAATCATATTTTCAACACCCATTTTTAGTGTCATTGTTGATCCAGCACATCCTGAACATGCACCTCCTAACTCAAGCAATAATTTACCATTGTCATATTGCAAGAATTCAATGTTGCCGCCATGAGTTGCAACACTAGGTTTAACATGTGTTTCAATTAATTTTTTTATTTGTTCAATGATTTCTTCGTCATTTCTAGTTGTCATATAGATGAGTTCTCCTTAATTGTTATTATTATACAACAAAGAGCATTGAATGTCAAGTGTTTTTATTAAAGATTATCGCTAAGATTTGTTGCAGACTTAGCCATCTGTGATACTGTTTTGCCACCGTCTTGTGAATCACCTTGCGGAGTATCACTAGGTGTCTTCTTAGTTTTAGGCTCAATGCCCTTTTCACTAAAGTTTGCAATCATTGATTTTACTCTTGCATCAGTATCATATGCAGCTTTGAATGTATCATATCCAAACTGTTCGCCGCCTACGTTTTGCATAAGTTTGTTTAAGTCAATGTTACGTGCATCAGGTCGAAGATCTTCACCTTTAGGTTGTGAAAAGTGTAAGAACAGTTGTTCGCCTTTTTGATCAGCTTGCCCTATTATAGTTCTTAATACATGAACTAGTTTAGGAGATGCTGTTACTGCATCTTCTTCTTTGAGAATGTCGGACATCAACATGGTTGTATCCTTACTTACGACTTGATAAAATAGTGCCTAGTCTACGTGATAAGTTAATTGACTCACGCTTTGCTCTACCTGCTTCGTCTTCACCGCCCATTGCTGCTTCAGCTGCCGCAAAGTCATCTTCTGCTGGTGCTTCTGCGTCTACTGTTGGTTCCATGTCTGCATCCATTGCAGGCTCATCACCCATAGGCTCTATTACTTCGCCTTCACCTGTAAGTTGTCCTACTCCAGTTGTTAGTGCAACTCTTGTTTGCTCCATTGCTGCGTATAATGATTCTAGTGCTGGCTTAACTGTTTGTGTAAATGTTTCACTTTGTGCCGCACCCATTTCATCACGGATAGCATCAGCTAGTTCTAGCATTGATTCACTTTGCATTTCTGCTGTGTCTTCCATCCAACCAGTTAATCTATCAACCATGTCTTTAGAAGCCATTACTAGTTCTGCTTTATCTTCTTCACCTTCAATTAGTTTAGTAAAATAATTGTTGATGATGTCTTTACCTTCGTCTAAATGTTTTGATTCTTTCATGTAGTCTGACTCCTTAACCCAGCAATCCTGTGTAGGATCATTACAATCGTTTTTGCAATCTGTTGTTGGCTTACCAAATGTATCGCCACACTCTTTACATACTGCTTTTACTGTACCTTCTTTAACTACAGCTTCATTCTTCTTTTTCAAGAACGCTGGCTTGTCGTCTGACTTATCATCAGGTGTACCATTGTCGTCCATTGGCATCTTGCCGTCTTTTGGTGTTTTCGCTTTATCTTCTTTGTCAGATGATTTACCTTTTTTCTTGTCTTGATATGCTTTAAGACCTGCTGGAATTTCACCTTCGTCAATTTCGGATCTTTCACTTATCGCTGCATTAAGAACGTCTAGGAAGAGTTTGTTCTTACTGTAGGTTTTGTTTTGTGACAATCCTGAAAAACTTTCATTAGTTTCGATGTCGCTTAATTTTGTTCTTAGCTTGTTTCTAGCATCTTGAAGTTGTTCAAGAGTAAACGTGTCAACGTTTAACTTAGTGCCATATTTTTTTGCCATTGTTTCATTCAGTGTTTTTGAGTTCACTGGTTTGTTAATATCTCTAATTTGCATATCTACTCTTCCCTAGTATAATGTTGTTATAGTTATTTATCACTGTGATTAAAATATCATACAGTCAAGATGGCGCTTTGCGTCTTCAGTGCGTGTTTTTGCAATATCTAGCCGCATTTCGCTTACTTCTTTTCTAAATTCGTCCTTAGTAGTGCGTACTGCATGGCTAAAAAACAATGCATCATTGTAATTCTTTTCAATTACTTTGTCAAGGCTTTCAGCTTGTGACACTAAATTTCTGCCATCTGCTAGATTTTTAGCAATAGCAACGGCAGCAGTTTTACTGAATACGCAACTTACAGGTTGTTTATTTTTTATATCAAATATGTTATATCCGTGTCTATTTTTGCGTATAACATAATTACCTATGCGTATACTGTTGCCCTTAGCATAGGGAAACATTGAAGGATCTAAGTTTTCTTCAATTATTTTTTGTAAATCTTTGAGTACTTTTTTGTCAATCATTCCTAGCAACCATTATAACATTATTTGATTTTATTTTACTTACCAGACTCTTGCGGATAAGGTTGTTCATAATGACTTGTTGTCTTTCAGACAAACTTGCTAAAGGAACCGGAGCAGTTAGTTTACTAAGCTCTTCTAATTCCTCATTAGTTTTATAAATCTTAAAATCTCTAATTAACTCATTAAGTTTCATGTTATTTTATGGCTGCTAATTGTGTTTGTAGCATTTTCTTTTGATCATCAATTGCTTTGATTTGATCTTGAATTTGTTTTCGCTGTAACTGTGCATTTTTCTTTGCATCAGCTGCGGCTTTTTGTGCTGTTGCCGGCGTTGCTCCTGCTGGCGTTGCTGAAGTAGTTGGTCCAGCAGTTGATGCTGGTGTAGGCATTTGCCCTGGTGTTGGCATTGGACTTCCTGGTGTTGGTGTTGGCATCTGCGGTGCTACTTCATTCATTTTCATATCTTTTTCCTACCTCTTGCTCTGGGTTTATTCATTGAGCTTACTCTTTTTGACACAGGATTAATACGTTTTGTTATTCCTGATTTACGTGCCATCATTCCTGACTTTGCTGTGCGTGTTTTCTTAAAACTTGCACTCTTAGATATATTTATCGGAGCATTACATGCTGCAGGACTTGCTCTGACTTGTCCTTTGCGAGCTCCATGTGTACATCTAAACTTTAAACTTTGTCCACCACTGGTACGTTTATAAGCACGTTTTGTTACTTCTGCTACTATCATCGTTTATTTAAACTCTTTAATCTAATGCTTGCAGGGTTAGTTCTTTTTGTTTTGCGTGACTTTCTAGCCATCTTTGCACCTAAGCGAGCTCTTGTGATTTTCATCTTAGCTCTCTTCTTAATATCTATAGGAGTAAAGCATGCTGTTGGTGACGGAACAATTCTTCCGTGTTTTCTGCCGCCTGTACAACGGAATTTACGTACTAAAGAAGATCCTTTTCTAGCCCAGATCTGCTTTTCGTCGAGTGATGTGATTTCTTGTACTATCATAGTACATGTATTTATAAAATTTTAGGAAAGGTTAATTAAAATTACGACTATGGTTGATAATAGTCCTGCTACTATAGTGCCTGCGGCTCCAATAATAACTTTGGTCATTGACTTCTGACCTGATGTAATATCGCGGTGAATATGTTCTACTTTGTTTTCGATGTTTACCATACGAGTCTCAAGGTTCTTATACCGTTGCTCGCATAGGTCAACATGCGCTTCTAAGTTTTCTTTTTCTAAAGCTGTTGTAGACATTAGTTATTCTCCGTTGTAATTATTTATCATTAGTTTCGAAAATAATGTTACTGTCATTTGGATTTTTAGTGCAAAATATACTATTATGTATGTTTGCTGTTTCGTTTAAATTAGTTATTACTGGTACTAGATCAAAGTCGTCGTTTAACATGTCTACAGTTAATGCGCCTTCGTATGGATTATCAAATTCAAATGTCCATACTCTTTGCTTGCCTTTAATTGCATCGCCAAATGTAAGTTTGCTTACGTCTTTAATTGATTCAGTCAAACCTATTGGATCAACGTTAGCTCGTAATCCAATTGTTTGTATTAATGTATTATAGTTTGCTTGCTGATCTAAACTAAGTTTGTCTGCTTGGCCACGCCTTGCATTAGTTTCAGTTATGTCAACAACAGTATGTATTATAAATCGCATACTGTATTTACAGAGATAAAAAAAAGGCCCAGTAAAAACTGAGCCTTTTCGTTGTAATTTATATTACGTTATTACGCTGGGTTTTGATCGAAGTCAACTACTACTGTAAATGCTTGACCATAAGGTGTAGTTGCGTCACCGCCACCTTGTAGTGCAAAGTGCATTACACCTGCGTTGTTAGCTGTTCCAGCTACTGCTGCGATTGTATGTCCAGCGTGTCCAGCTGCGTCAATGATTGCTGTTAAAGCTGCGTCATTTGCTACTGCTGCGTCTGTTACGATTACTTGTGTGCGTGGGCCTAGGCCGTTTCCTGCTTTACCTACTGCGTTGTTTGTTACTGATGCCATTTTTTTTCTCCTGTTATCTTAAATGGTCCCTCCACTCTCTGTGAAGTTCTACATTTGTATTTAGTCTCTTAGTGAAAAAAGCTAGTCTTTGAGTGTTTTTTGGGCTCTTTTGTGTAAAACACGCAATTGATTGATATATGCAGGGCCTGCACGTACAATATCATGTACCATTTTAATAATAGGCAAATAACCTTTTACAAATGATCCTGGTATGCTTACACCTTGTGTTGCTAGTTGTACAACCTTACGTGCCATTACTAAATTACTGTTGCCAACTAAAAACTTATAGTTTGCTACATCTGACAAAGCGTCTGTAGGAATATCTGCAACACTTACTGTTGGTTCAGTATCAATAACAGATGATGTCTCTAAGTCTTTTAAGACTGTAAGTTTTTCTAAGTCATCAATTATATCACTTGTTCTAAGTTTTGCTCTTGCCGCTATTACAAGTCTAGTTACAGTTTTTTTAACCAACGCTGTACTTAGACTAGATAGGTTTGTAATATTTCGACGTACTTGCTTATATTCTTGATTGCTTATACTTAAACTATTTTCAACACTTATTAACATTTGAGCTGAGTCTGTGATGTTAGAACCGTTAGCTAGTTTTGCTAGATACCTATTCACAACCATTGTAGGAAGTGTAGTGCGCTTACGCATTTGTGCAGCTGCACCTGGATCTTTCAGTTTGTTTAGAGCTTTTTCATCACCGTTTACAAAATATATAAAATTATATAAATCGGTTCCTGACATCCTAAACATATTAAAGCCAGCATACTTGCCTGTGTTCTGTGCATACTGCTTTGCTGCATTAGCAGATGTTGGAAACTTTCTAAGAAGTTCTAGTATTAACAAAGAGAGATACAATCTTTCACAGCAATCGGTATATGTCAAAACTCTTATGTTTTGATCATTGCGTGTGAGGCGTGCCTCATGTATCTCTTGTATAAAATCCATTACTGGCCTTTAGCAAATGCTACTGCGTCTCTGTCTATGTCTGCGTCACTTGGTTCGTTAAAGTCATCATCGTCATTGTCTTTATCATCTAAGCCACTATCAGCATGATCTTTTTTAAGGTCTGTATGTACATCACCAATCTTATCTGCATAAGCCATTAGTTTCTTAATTACTTCTGCTGATACACCTGTTTTTTTAACAAGTTCTGCTAAATTTGTTGCGCCAAATAATGCTCCAAAGTTAGTAAGTTCGTTACCTACTTTTGACATTACGTTTGACAATGCATCATCTTTTGTAGTTGCGGCTGCATTCATAAGTGTTCTACCCATGTTAGCAAGTTTACGCTGTTCTGGTGAAAGACCGAAGTTATCATTTACTTCGTTTAGTATATCGTTCATTTTCATAGTTTTTTCCTATCTTTGTATTGATCTATTTGCTTTAGTAAAACTAGCTCTTGGTACTAACTTGATATCACCTTTAGGGTGTGCTAGTACATATCCTTCTCCGCCAGCGGCATGGGCATCTTGTGACACAGGTCCATGGCTGCCAATTTCAGATGTTACATCTGCATCATGACTATCAAACTGATTTATCACTTTGTCTTTGATTGTCATAATACCTGAAACAACTTTCCACATTGCATCAAAGGCTTGTTTGTTTTGTCCTAGATACTCTGCTATCTTTTGTTGTTTCTTTGCACTGACTTTGCTAGTTTTAATCCATTGTAAGAAGTCTGCGCCAATATTTGCTAGTCCACTGTCAACTTTACCGTTTAAGTATGTGTAAAATATTTGTGGTAAATCTTTCATTTGCATTTGTGTAAGAGTGTTAACATCTAACATCTTATCAATGCCTTGTGCATGTTGTGCAACTACAGCCTTTAACTGGTTTATATCTTCATCTTCAATCTCAGCTGGCTTTGAAACTGTTACACTAGGGAATATCATTACATCATTGCCTAACATTTGTAGGTCTTTTGGTACAGGAGATTGATTACCTTGTTCGTCTAATAGTCTATGTACAACTATTCCTGTTTTAGATTGACTAATACGTTTTCCTAAGTCACTGTCAACATCTACTTTATATGTAACAATGTTTGGAGTAAATGTATATTTGCCATCAATTACTTTAGGTGTGTTATAATATAACAAGTCGCCCATTAAGTAACCTCTAAAGTCTTTAGGAGTAGCTCTTTCATACTCATCAAAGATATCTTTCATATTAGTAGCAAATGCTATTCGTGTTGGATCTTCTTTGTTTGCTCCACCGCTTCTGTTAAGGAGATTATTAGCAAGTTCGTCACCGCTTGTTGCTCGTTCAACTCCGCCTTTTTTAACAAAGCCTGACTTGTCTGTAAGTATAAACTCTCCATTTTCATTGCGGCCAAAAACGAGGGCGGGAGATCCGTCCCATTTAACTGTGACATTAGTGTGTCCTCCTTGTTCCATTTGCTTTAATGATTCTAATGCACGGATTGCTCCTTTAGAACCTTCCCAAAAGATAATGTCTTCAGCATGATCAATTCTAGCACCTTCTTTAAGATGTACTTTAGATTCTACTAATTTAAATTCACGGTATCGCATTTACGCTGTACCTCTAATATCATTTAGACCTTGAAGAGCTGCTTGTGCGCCAATTCCTGCTTTGTTGTCTAGTACACCTGCATAAGCACTACGTCCATTTGTCTTTGGAATACCTGCCCAGGTACCTGCTAGTCTGTTTAAAAATTTTTCATTACTCATTGATCCACTTAGCCATCTATCTAATCCGTGATTTGCACGTAGATGAAAAATTGCTATCTCGTCTTGTAGTTTAGGTGTAAATTTTTCTTTGGAAGTGTCTAGTCCCATTTGTTTTACAACACTTGATAATGTTTTTCTAATGTATTGATAGCGTCCACTTGCACTTGAACCGGAAAATCTTCCACGTTCTCTTTGGTCAGCAGCTAATTCATCTAGAGTCATATCTAATATTTCTGGTCTACGTTTGCCTGGATAAACTGCATCATAGCGTCCACCTGACTCAGGTCCTGCTATTAGATCTAATACTTTTCCAACCTTACCTTGTGTAACACTGTCTTGTGATAGTTGCCCTAGTTCAGAACGCTTGTTTGTTGAAGGAGTATATGTATTTTTAGCTTTTGGAATAGTACCCGAGCTTACACCTGCAATAGTTTGTAAAGACTTAGCATCAACTTCTTGACCATTTCCTTGTATTTTGTAGTCTTTCTTAAATGCGTTAACAGCCTTTGCTGTTCTTGGACCGTACTTGCCGTCAACACCTGTGCTACCTACTGAGTATCCTGCAGACTGTAATGCTTTTTGTAATTGTTTCACTGCATCTGTTTGTTCCGGTGGATAAGGTGGGCCTGCTTGTAAGCCAGCACTCATATCATCTATTTCAGTTATATTAAACTCATCTAATCTCATTTACGCATCCTAATTCCAGTCTGAGCCATAACTGAACTGTTTAAAGTTAATCCACTTAGCTCTTTAATTCTTAAGAGTTGTTTATCTTCTAGTGTTGTATACCCATTTTGTTTTGCTTCAGGAAGTTTCTTACCTTCTTTTTCTAATTGGAATTCAAACTGTGCAACTAGTTCTTCATAGTTAGGTTCGTTTGCTCTTAGGAAAGCAATCATACTTTCAACTGTGTTAGTATCTTCTTCAGTAGCACCTTTACCTAATAATATTTCTGGGATACCTTTTGACCAATCATCACTTACAAGTTGGTCACCATTGTTTGGATCAACAATACCAAACTTAGGACTCATCTTATATCCGCGTCCTCTTGCAAGGCTTGCTAGTAACATTGCTCTCAATGCTCCGCCATACTGATCAGTGCCGCCACGCTTGGCTCCGCGTTGATAGTCTGGATTGGCTGTAAACATAAAGTCTGTCTGTACAAATCCTTTTTGATCTGTTCCATCAATAGGTGTACGAAAGTGAACTTGGTCACCTGCGTTATGGATCCATCCGTCTTGCTTGGTGCGCCCTTTGTTCATAATTTGATCTTCTGGTACACCTTGGCTTTTTAACCAAGCACTTAGTTTAGCAATCAATTCTTCTTTGCTTACCTTGTTTGCATCTGTGTTTAAGTCTAAGTCACCTGAGCTATTCTTTTCAAATGCCCCGTCGGGGTCATTCTTCTTACCTGTTGTGCCTAACCAGTCTTCTTCGTCAAAAGTTAATCCTGTTATCTTTTCAATAAACTGTATAGTAGGATGCACATCGGGCGTTGCGATGCGTTGTGTCATCATTTCCTTTTCAGGCTCAGTTTTAAATACGTTGCCGCCTTCACTTAGTATCATTATTCTTAGCCTCTATTACTTTTTTAATTCCACGTTTAAATTTGCGAGGATCGCCACTTTTAATTGCATTAATAAATCGACGTTCAAGCTCACTTGCTGTAACATCATCATAAGTTTCTGATATCCGATTTAGTAGATTTATACTACTTTCAATAATATTACTAGCTGAAGACTCTATTAAACGATCATTATTGTGTTTACGACCTAAACTGTTTAATTCTTCTAAAATTGACCTTGTGCGTTTTTTCATGTTAATGCTCCGTACATGTATTTAGCGTTTCGATAAATATGATTGTAATAGATAAGGGAGGGCGTATGAGTATATCAAAACTAAATTTTAATGAGAGATCCCTATTATTTGCTAAACTTGCTAGTATAGCATATTGTAACATGAAAGATGCTAAGAGTCAAGCAAAGAAATTAGGGTTTACAACAACTGAGTTTTATGAAAAAGACGGAGCACAAGCATACCGTTTTATGAATAAAGACGATCTAGTAATTGCATGTCGTGGAACTGAACCAACAGAATTCAATGATATTAGTGCAGATCTAAAAGCAATACCAGTAATGGCAGAAACAATATCAAGAGTACATCAAGGTTTTAAAGCAGAAGTAGACGAACTATGGCCTGCTATCACAGAAGACATTAACCGTAAAGCAAACTTAGGCAAGACACTATGGTTCTGTGGACACTCACTAGGAGCGGCAATGGCAACTATAATGGCAAGCCGTTGTTTACATGATGAAGAACTTAACGATCCGGTTGAACTGTATACATTTGGTTCACCACGTGTGGGTTGGAGAGGTTATGTTAAGAGCTTAGGTGTAACACATCACCGTTGGAAGAACAACAATGACATTGTTACTACTGTTCCTCTTTGGGCAATGGGGTATGTACATCACGGAAATGAACACTACCTAAATGCTTATGGTAAGTATAGAAAGCCTACAGGTTGGCAGTTGTGGAAAGACAAGTGGCGTGGAATATGGATGGGCCTAAAGCAAGGTAAGATAGATAGCTTTGGTGATCATTCAATGACTGAGTATATCAAACACATTAAACAAATAGACTAGATACAGACTCTTCGTTTGTAACTCGACGCATTGCTTCGCCAAACAAAGGCGCGACACTAACCTGTCGTGTCTTTTTGCAGTTCTTAGGACAACGATTAGCAATTGAATCAGTAACTACTAATTCATCTAGCACTGACTTTTCAACTTTTTGACATGCTTCACCTGACAATACACCGTGTGTGATATAAGCACGAACACTTAGGGCTCCTGCTTTCATAATTGCTTCAGCAGCTTTACATAGTGTTCCACCCGAGTCAACAATGTCATCAACTAGAATAGCATGTTTACCTTTAACATCACCAATCAAGTTCATAACTTCACTCTTGCCTGCTTCAGGACGCATCTTATCTACAATAGCAATGTCTGCATGAAACATGTCTGCAAACTTTCTAGCTCGTACTGCACCACCTGCATCCGGGCTTACAAATACTGTACCTTCTGTTGTGTCAACATTACGTTTGATGTCTTTGGCAAATACAACACGGCTTGTTAAATCGTCCACTGGAATATCAAAGAAGCCCTGTATCTGTCCTGCGTGTAAATCCATTGTAAGGATTCTATCTGCACCTGCTGTAACTAATAAGTTAGCAACTAGTTTTGCTGTGATAGGTGTACGTGAAGCACTCTTACGATCTTGTCTAGCATAACCAAAGTAAGGAATAACTGCTGTAATTCTACTTGCACTTGAACGTCTTGCCGCATCAATCATTATCAACAGTTCCATCAAACTATCATTAACCGGCATTGCTGTGCTTTGCACTATAAAAACATCTTCTCCTCTAATGTTTTCATTAAACTCTACACTTGTCTCTCCGTCTGCAAATGTAGAAACTGCCGCTGGAACAAGATCAGCAAAACAATGCTCTGCGATCTCTTGTGCTAATTTCGGGTTAGCATTTCCCGTAATGATTTTCATTTTCAAGTGGTTCCCTTTCTGATACGTTGGTTGTATTCAATTGCGTTTTCTAATATGGATAGGTTACTGTCAACACGCTTGCTTGATGTAACAAAGGCTTCTGTGTCTTTAGGAAAACAATGTCCTCCAAAGCCTCGTTCATCTGTTATAGTAGTGTGACTATCTCCTATCCTGTTGTCTATTGTAGTATACTGTCTTACCTTGTTATAGTCAACATTTAATTTGGTACACAAGTCATTGATTTGATTGAAGTACGCAACCTTGAGTGCCAAAAAGCTGTTGCGAGCATACTTGGCTAGTATTAATTCTTGTGCGGTTGCTATATCAATATCAATCTTACCCATTGCTGTAACAAAGATGTCAGCCCAAAAGCCTGTGTTACCACTACCTAGTAATATTGTCTTTGTGTTTTGAAAGTCTTCCAGTGCTGTTGCCGCCCTTAGAAACTCTGGAGAGAAAGTTATACTTGTGTGAGGGAATACATGTTTCAGCATGTCCCATCCTTCAATACTGATTGTGCTTTTAATTAGTATTGGTACATTTGGATTGTCTTCGATGATACAATACACGTTGTCCATATGACATCCGCCGTGTGATCCTCTAGGTGTACTAACACAAATAATAATTGCATCTGCATGTCTTAGGTCACCGTAGTGTCCTAGTGCAGGATCATATATAATTAAGTCGTGATAATCCTTTAACACATTCTCGTGTGCCTTGCCAACAAAACCATAACCAGCTATTCCTATTTTCATTTTTTTCCTAACATAGTTCTATTTCTTTTAATTTATCTTTTACTATAATATTGTGCCATTCTGTTAATGACAGATCCTCATCTGTATATGCATAATAAGGCTGTACACTATTATAATGTATAGGATCTTTCCAACCTACATAGTCTTGTAATTTATTTTTAACTACAAAATCTCTAACATCTTTATCCCATTTTGTCCGTTTCTGTTTACACATTTTACCATTATCTATATTTTCACTCCAAGACCATATTGTTTCTGTACTCATACTCATTTGTGGTCTTAAATTTCCGTTCTTGATCATATCTACATCATTATCTTTTACTGCGTGTAGTAAGTTCTTCCCTACAGTGGCATACCCAACTTGTAGTGTTGCTTTGCTTGGCCGTCGGTTATATGCAAATAGTTTTCGGAGTTGTGGATAAATTACTGCCCTGTCACTTATATTATTTTCGCCTATATAAAATACTGAGTAGGCGTCATTGTCTTTATGAAATAATGCATTCTCAAGTTCGTGTACTAGAAAGTTAACATCTGAAAGTAATGTTCTTATATTTTTAGTTTGGTTGTCCCAAGAGTCATCTTCAGCACGATATAGTTCTTCAACAACATGAAATCCTTCGTGTATACGATTTAATATGTCTTTGTCTAATTTTTTTGGTATCTTGGGCATATCTATATTGTATGAAGATATTTTTTCAACTTTATGTCTTAGCTGAGTTTCTATTTTTTCTGTATCTGCAAACATACTAAAACTATTATGCGATGCTCTAATGTTTTTCTCACGCTTATTAATTACATCAAACATTGTTTTACCAACGATATCATCTGTGAAAGTAAAACTAACCTTCTTACCAGAATTACTTATCAAATTCATCTTTGGCATTCATTTTTTTCCTAGTGTTTTTAACATCTTCTCTTGATCTCTACGTTTAACAAATTTGTCTTCGTCTGCGTATGTACTACACTTTTCTAATGCATCTTCACAATACCAAAGTATTTGATACAAGTCTTGTTTGCAACCCCATGTTACAAATCCATCCATCCTAGCATCGTTTGCACCGTAGGTGATCTTATCAATGTTATTTTTTACTTCTTGTAATGACCAATCTTTTATCATACTAGTATATATTAAGGCAGAGCCGTTGTACCCTGCCTTAATGGTTACAGTCCGTTTGGAACTATAACATAATGTATCATCAATACTACACCTACTGATGCACCCAAGCCAATCATCATTTTGAAGAAGTCTTTGGTCACTAATGGAAACACTGTTTTGAACTTGTGCTTGCCTGTCATAGTTGCCATAGCAAGTTCACGTCCACATAGTAGTCCTACGAACACCCAAGTTGTTGACATAGGTATATCGTTTAGTTCTTTAAAGAAAAGCAAGATTAAAAAGTAAACACAATCAATAATTGTAGCACTACGAACATATCGAGTGTTGTGCTTTTCAATTACAATGTTTTGTATCTTACCTCCGCCTTCTCGGAACATATATCCTAGTCCTACAACAAAGATAATACTTACAAGGATCATTAGGTCCCAAGGTATCTCTCGTGGTAGGAACACGGCAATGTTTGCCATGTCATGACTTAGCCAAGTAAACCACAGGAAGCCTGTTGTTACCCATTGTGCTACTCGCCACGCTTTCTTGTGTTTATCTTTGACAGGCTTTGCTTCGTCTAGTAGTCTACTAACTACTATCCAAATTGCATATGCCGCAACAGCCGCAACAGCATACCCCATCATGCTTTTCATAAGCATTTTCTCTAGTACAAATGTACTTGCGAAGGCACTTAATACTAAAAAAGATGTGCTAACTGGCACACCTATTCTTGTTAGTAATAATAGTAATCCTGGCGCCGCCGCATGATACCATTGTATCTCTTGGAACGGAATTTTGTTTAATCGTCCATAACTGATGTCGCCACCATTCATGTACCATCCGTACCAAAGTGTATATAGTAGAACGACACTAGCCGCTCCCCACATGATCTTCCAATTAAATTTTTCGTTATTTGATGCAATCCATGTACCTAGTGTTTGTACTGAATCATTTGCTATTACTGAATAGGCCGCGAATAAGAATCCGATTGCCATCCATAAGGTGAGTGCGTCCATTTGTTATCTCCTCTGCTTGACGGCTTTACCCCGTCGCTCACATAATAAGAGCAGGCTCAACGATGCCTGCCACGGAACAGGATGTTCCTAACTTTACTTATACTACCTTTGGAGTTTTGCTTTCAAAGCGGCTCTTTTCTTTTCAGTAGCAATCGCTTGTCTTACTTTTCTACCCCAAGGTAATTTTACTCTGTCTACTATTTCTTTACCTTTTTTACTAATATACTCAACTCCGATAAACACATCTTTAAAATCACTTTGTACAGCCTTCACTGCTCTTGTTAAACTTAATTGTTCTGTGTCTTTCTCGTCGCCGTTCTCATTCCAAAAGTGGAACTTTCTCATTTTAGCCATAGGCCTCCTTTAGTTACATATGATAATATACGATTTCATATGATTAGTCAACCTTTTTTGAGTGTCAACCTAAGGTTGGCAGAGCCATGCAATATAAGCATGGCCGTCTTGCGTAAAATGCAGTTGATTTTAGCTCAAATAGAAGTTATATTATAGTTACATTTAATAAATAAGAGTGAATAGGGCAGTAGTGCTGTACTATTCGACACACATAGACACACTGGATAGACAGTGGGATGGCGCAGACATCCTAAAAAGCGAACGACGGCTACCAAAGGTAGTTGCACCGCCGGGGAAGTTCCGGGGTATTGCTTTCCTCAAGCATCTACAACTTAACTAGGAGAACGAAAATGTTTAGAGAAACATTCAGCGGCCTTGTGAGTTTACTTGGAAACCCACTTCCAACTAGGAAGTTCGAAAAAGAGATGCTCACTTACGCAAAAACTGAGTACGGAAAAGATTGGCAGTATGCCTATTCTTATATGTTAACCCACGGTGGTCGTGGACCAAGAGCAGGAGTATATCAATAATGGCACAATATGTAATAGAAGCGTCAAATTGGATACAAGATGCAATTGAAGGATTTAGAGACTTACGTAGATCAATGAAACTACGTGCAGAACGCAAAGCTTCATACAAAAGAACTTTAAAAGAACTTAGCAGGTTAACAGACTTTGAATTGAACGACATTGGCATTTGCCGTGGCGACATTAAAAACATAGCACGTGGCGATAGAACAATCGTACGTGGAATAGAAGTCAACGAAAACTTGAGAGGATCTGTATAATGACTGTAGCAACAATGACTAACACAACATGGACTTACACA